CGGTGAAATCACAGAGATCGAAGCGGACAGAGGGGCGGGCGCGTCTGTCTCAAGCTCTGGCGAGACAGATGACAATGGTAGGCAGCCCACAACAGGCGACGCGATGCCATTCGCGGGTGCTGCATCCGCTCACGCTGGATGCGTGGGGGCGACCGCTTCAAATGATGATGGAATAAGGGTCGATCCCAGCCGGAGGAGGTTAGGGTGAATCTTTTATGGAGCGAGTTCGTCGACCTTAATGCTGACCTGATGATCGATCTTAGCCAAACGCTCTACAAGGGTGGTTTGCTCATCCACGAAATACTTTCGTGTTGCCCCGAAGCTCGACTTCAGATCTGCGTGTCTTTCGGAAAGGACCGCTTCGGAAATATTCTGTCTGTAGGCTTTGAGGTCGACAAGCAGCCGTCGCAGGATGTCGCGATGGGAGCTTGTAACAGCATACTCGCGGCTGAGGCTGAGGACTGTGTCTCCGGCCGCTTTGATTTTGTCATGGGCTGGAATTCGGCTGTTTTGACTGGTCAACGGCTTAAACGCTCGATCAAGCTTTTGGATGACATCGATGAGGTGATTGATCTGTTCATCGATGTGGGTGGCGGCCTGCACGGCCGCCTGAAGCGCGAGAAGGCGAAGGTTCTGCTCGTGCTGATCTCGGGTCTCGCGCATCTGGAATTGGATAGAAAGCCAAGCGATCGCGGCTGCAATAAGCGCTGTAATGGCAGCTATCGCCGAGCCAACCAGCGTTTGCCAAGCGTGCAGCGTTGCAGGACTGCAAATGGCCCAAATGACAATAGTCGAAGCAATGGCCAGAGCTGTGGCCAGCAGAATGAAGACATAGCTTTTTGGCATGATTTTAGCCCTCCCATCCGGAGGGTAGCATGATCTCCCGCATTGAACACCTCTTCGATGGTGCCGGCCCTGGCTGCGCCCGGATACTGCTTGTCCTTGTACCTGTTGCGTCTGCGTCATCCTCCACCACGCAGCCAACGGGACCGGGTGATGCATAGACCGAGACTCGTTCGATCGTCGCCAATCATTCAATCCGCCCCGCCTGATCCTCACGCGCCCGTCGTGTTCGAGGATCGATCCGGCGTGATCGTCGCCAAGCTGGGCTGCGTCATCGTCGGGATGGTGCATCGGCCCACGGCTCCAAGCGGCCTCGCATGGTGGTCGTGTTTCCTGCCGGACACGCCACGTGTGGCTCAATACGTCTATTCCATCGACGTCGCCAAGGATCGTCTCGCGGATCGTGCGCGGGACTGGATCGACGCAGCGGGGCTTCGGCTATGAATCACCGCTGGTCCGATCCCGTCCGTTTCCCGCTCAAGTCCGAACGCTGTTGCACGCGCGACGGCTGTCCCATCGTCAAGGTGACCCGTCACGAACCGGCGGAACGGCCCTGGATCGAATACTGGCGCGATGGCGAGCGGGTGGCGGGTGAGCGGACGCCGCCGTGCGAGGGGGCACCATGAATCTGATCCGCGCCGCGATCGACAATGCTGTCGCCGATGTCATCGCCGAACACCCCAAGTATTTCACGCCGGCCGGGCAGGCTCACGCGCGGAAGGCGCTGGTCCGCGAGATCATGTCCGCGTTCAGGGGCGATGGCGACGACAAGGCCGCGCCGGCGGCGCCGGAAGCGCCAGCCCAGGCCATCCTCGCGGATCCTGGCAGCCGCGAGGGCATCGCCTATCTGATGCTGCGCCAGGTCGGCGGGGCGGTCGCGCCGTTCCGGACGGCCGGCGGGCAATTGTCCGTTCCCGCGAATTGCCAGGGCCAGGATGTGATGGCCTTCGCGGACACGCCGCCACGTGCCGATTGGGTGTTGGTCTCGGACCGTCGCGGGATCGCGGCCTGGAATGAGTTTCTGGCCGACAAGCTGGCCAATGTGCCGCGCCGGGCCATCGCCATCACGCGCGATGGCGAGACGGGCATCGAGGTTCCGTGGCTATGGCCGCCGGCGAAGACCGGAAAGACCTACGATCCGGAGGAGGAGGCGTGAGCCGCCGATATTCAATCATTCCGGCCGGCGCGGTCTGCGATCCTCGATTGGAGGGTCGCGACCTCCAGGTGCTGTGCTTTATCGGGACATGGACCGACAAGCTCGGCTGGTATTTCAATGGACAGGGTGAGGTCGCCGAACAGCTTGGATGCAGCCGCTCGACGGTCCAGCGCAGCCTCGCTCGGCTGATCGACGCTGGATATATCCAGACGAGCGTGCCCAAGGGCGCCCGGCCCCATGCAAAGCTTGCATACCGCGTCCTGATGGACCGGGATGACCCCAAAATCCATTCATCGGAGTTCGCAGTCGATGATGGAGGCGAGGGCGATAGGTGTGCACCTGTGCACACCTCCCCCGAGGTGCGTCACGGGTGCAGCACTGCGCCCACCCAAGGGCGGGCACCTCCGCCGCCCGAGGTGCCCACACATACGTGGGCACACAAGGACCAAGACTCAGTTGGTGGTGATGGTGGTGATGCGCGTGCGCGCGCGAGGCCTCCATTCGGTCCGGAGGCTTCGCGGCTTGCCGACGATCTCGCAACGATCGCCGGACACGATCCCGCATGTCCACCGCTGTCGTGGATGAGCGACGGACCGGCCATCCGAGCCCAGACCATGCTCGATGCGGGATGGTCCCCCGACATGATGCGGGAGACCGCCAAGGCGATCATGGCCCGCAAGCGAGACGGCCCTCCAAAGACCCTCCGGTACTTCGAGCAACCGTTCGCCCGGGCCCATGCGCTGCAATCGCAGCACCGTCCGCTCCCCTCCGTCGAGATCAACCCCAGGCCACAGGAGGCCGCTCATGCACCGCGAGGATCAACATCCGGATGGCAGGCGTCTCGCGACAACTGGCGGCGGGCTGCCGACGAGTTGCGTGCCGCCGTTGGCGGACAAGGCGGCTCGGATGCGGGCGGCAGCCAAGGCGGCGAGCGATCTGGTTGACCTGATGCCGCCGCAGGACTTTCCGCATCCGCAGAAGGTCATGGCGGCGATCGTCGCGATCTTCGCCCGGCATCATCAGCACGTCATCGAGCGTGCTCCGGTCGAGATCGCGTCCCAGACCGAGCGTCTGACGCTCAAGGTCGTGTCGGACGTCTGCGACCGATTGCAGGACGATGTGTCGGGCCAGATCGCCCGGGAGCGGCCGTTGGAGTTGCCGGCGCCGGAGCATCGCGATCAGGCCAGGCGGGAAGGACAGGTCTCCGATTACGAGACGCGCATCAGGCCGATGCTGGCGGCCTCGATGCAGTCGGTGCCAGCGGACGATCCACGGAAGACGAGAGATGACGGTCGGCATGCGCAGCGGGTTACTGCCGATCTCGAGGCAAGGCGAGTGCGGAGTGCGTCAACAGAACATCCTGGAAATGCGAGGGAATGACGATGCTGGCGAAGACTCCGACGGGCAGCATGGCGGACGTGTATCGGGAGGCCTGGAAGCTAATCGACGCGGCGGACAGCGCCGAACGTTATGCGAATGCAGCGCCAGCGAACCCGCTCAATGCAGAGATCGTGCCGGGCTCGCTCTCGGATTGGTATGTGGTCCGGACCTATCCCGGCGATGACATGCGGGCGCTGCGATATCTGACGCGGCGACGGTTCGGGGTGTTCCGGCCGATGCGCCAGAAGGTGAAGGATGGCATGCGCTACGGGACGATGGAGCCGGTCTATCCAGGGATGCTGCTCGTGTTCTGTTGGGATATCGACAAGATGCGATCGCGCATCCTGGCGTGCCCTGGCGTGATGAGCATCCTTTGCGATGCCGAAGGCCGGGCCGTGAACGTGGATGTTCCCGATGATGAGGGCCGCTTCTTCATCGAGAAGCTGCGAGAACTGAGCTTTCAGTTTCAGGCGCCGACCACCTACGCGACGCGCCGCGGGGCTCGACTGAGCCGCAAGGCGCGCCCGAGCAACCGCATTCGTAAGGCGCGCGCCTGTTGATGGCGGCGTCTCGTGGTGCCGACCTGTTGATGTGTGACTTGACCGAATCGGATCGGGGAGTCATTGGGTCAAACAGCCTCCCGTTGATGGTCTCGCCTCCGCAAGGACAGTGGCGTGTAAATCCTCCGGGAATGGCAGCCGGAGCCGGCATAACGCGAAAATCGCGGTCGGCGCTTTGGGAGACTCTGGCCTGATGACAGCCCCGCCATCGTGCGGGGCTTTCTGTTGCTAGGTGTATGGGTGACCTATCTGATCGAGTGAACGACCTAGGGCGCCGTATGTCAGATGTCGAGGCATTCCTCGACGCGGAGCGGCGAATGCGTGACCAATTCGCGGCAGTAAACTCTCCGCACGGGTGCCTGTTCGTGGACGCCGGGCAGATTGGCGCTCGCCATGTCCCGAGCAGTCCAGAAGTTGTCTGCCCAAAAGGGGCGGACGGTGCCGATCGGAGAGCTTAAGCGAACTTGTCCGACATAGCTTGAGGCAGTGGTCTCAACGAGAGATACGCGGTGAAGTGGACCTTGATAGCCATCGTGGTTGGCTGCGAACCACCTCGCTTCAGGGAGGCTAGGAAATGCGAAGGCGGCAAGCAATCGTGAAGGTAGCGATGGGTCGATCCTGAGGCGGGACTCTTCGAGTGCCGTCTCGCGAAGGGCTTGCTTATGGGTCCATCCAGTATGGCATATGATCCGCCCCCAATTTCCCGGATAAATGATGGCTCCTGGCTTAAGCGCTTGCGGAGCGAAGTGAAAAAAGTCACCAGTTAAGTCCATTCTATCCTCCCCAGCCGGTCATATCGTGCGAGTTTCCGACTGGGAGAGCAAGATACAAGCGCCCCGGTCGCTCCATGACCGGGGCGCTTTGCGTTTCAGAGGATGACGGCAGAGTTGATCGCCATCTTCGCTGTCGCCATTGCCCGCCTTCCTTGGGCGTTTCCTCCCTAGAACTGCCGAGGCCGGGAGACTGGCCTCGGCCTTTTCGGAGAACTGGCGTGGGTCGTGATCGACCGCAGCCCTGGCGGCGTTGGTACAAGACCCAGCGATGGCAGCGGCTCCGTGACGAGGTTCTGTTGCGGGACCTCTTCACCTGTCAGCGTCCGGAGTGCGGGCGCATCGAGGGTGATACCTCGCAGCTGGTCTGCGACCACGTCCGGCCGCACCGTGGCGACGAGGCGCTGTTCTTCGATCGGTCGAACTTGATGACGATCTGCAAGCCCTGCCACGACACGATCAAGCAGCGCGAGGAGCAGGCGACGCTGCATCAGCGCGGCGTTTGGCACTGAGGCTCGATCGGGCGCCGAGCGTGTCGCACAAACTTACTGTGTTGTAACGCCGAAAACCTGGGCGGACCCGGGGGTGGGTCAAAACCTCAGAAACCCCTTCGCCGCCGGACCCGCGCCCCCCTCATTCGGGGATTTTTTTCTGATGGATGAAATTTTCGACCTGTTCGGCGACCCGGTTCCGGAGAATTGGGGCAAGCGCGGTCGGCCGCAGCATGTGCCATCCCAGCAAAACCGGAATCGTGTCAGCATGTTAGTGGCGTGCGGCTGGTCGAATGAGCGGATCGCCGCTGCTCTGTTCATCACGCAGCCGACGCTGCGCAAGCATTATTTTTCAGAGCTCAGATATCGGGAGGTCGCCCGCGATCGCCTGGTCGCCGGGATGCTGACGAAGCACTGGGATCTGTTCATGGCCGGCAATGTCGCGGCCGGTAAGGAATTCCGGGACCTGCTGAAAGAGAACGACTTGATGCTGTACGGCCAGACGACGCAGCCGCAGCAGCAGAAGCCAGCGAAAGAGCAGAAGCTCGGCAAGAAGGAAGCAGCGCTCGCCGCGGCCCTTAATCCAGATGTCGGCACGCCCCTCGGTGAATTGATGGCGCGCCGGCAGGGACTGAACAGCTGATGCGCTTGACTCGCGTTCAGCTTGCGAGGCGCCGGGATCGGGTGGGGGTTCACAGGTTTGCGTGGAAGCACCGCCTAGCGCTGACGGCGGACATGATGCGGCGCCAATATTCATTCGGTCCGAACTGCGAGCATCCAGCTTCCGCAAAGCGATGGAATAGGCCGCCTCGAAAATGTGGGATCTGAGTTGTCCGGACTGGGAAGACCGCATTCGAGAGAGGCGGTCGTTGATCCCAGACTTGCCCTTGAATGAAGCCGAGGCCGATCTGGCGTTGGCGATGTTCGATGAACTCCATTTGCCCGACGTGCCTGGCCTACCGAAGATGCGTAGCGCTTGCGGTCAATGGTTTCGGGATCTTGTGCGCGTGGCGTTCGGCTCCTGGTTTCCGGAGGAGAATCTTCGCTATATCCGAGAAATCCTTGCGATGTTGCCGAAGGGCCAGAGCAAGACCACGTATTCCGCGGGCCTGTTGCTCGTCGCGATGCTGATGAACAAACGGCCCCGCGCGGAGGGCATCTTCGTCGGGCCGACGCAAGCGATCGCCGACAACGCCTATGACAAGGCCGTCGGAATGATCGATGCCTCGCAGGACCTGAAGAGGCGATTCCGCCCACGGGATCACATCAAGACGATCGAGGATCTGTCCAACCACACTGAACTTCGCGTCCGCAGCTTCGACGTCAATATTCTCACGGGCCGTATCCTATTTATCGCGATGTTGGACGAGTTGCACCTCCTTGGTCGCGACGCGAATACGGCCAAGGTTCTGCGGCAAATCAGGGGTGGCCTTGAGAAGACACCGGAAGGTCTCCTGATCATCACAACAACGCAGTCGGACGAAGTCCCAGCTGGCGCCTTCAAGGATGAGTTGCGTGCCGCCCGGAAGATCAGGGACGGTCACTTCCGGGGTAAGGTTGTTCGGTCGATGCTGCCAGTTTTGTACGAGTTCCCGCAGGACATCGCCAAGGACCGCGTCAAGTGGAGCGATCCAGAAAACTGGGACCTAGTGATGCCAAACCTGGGCCGCTCGGTCCACAAACAGAGCTTGATTGCCGACTGGGAGACCGAGAAGGCTAAGAGCGAAGAAGCCATTAGGATTTGGGCGTCGCAGCATCTCAATATCGAGATGGGTGTGGGTTTATCCGCAGAAGGTTGGAGAGGTGCCGATCATTGGGAATCGGCGGCCGACAAGAGTCTCCAGGACCTTTCAACGCTTCTGGCGCGCTCGGAGGTTGTGACGTTCGGCAGTGACATGGGCGGTCTCGACGATCTTCTTGGTGTTGCCGTCATCGGGCGGGAGCGTGGGACGCGACGCTGGTTGATCTGGAGCCACGCGCTGGCTCACAAGCAAGTCCTCTCGATCAGAAAGGATATTGCCTCGAGACTTGAGGGCTTCGCCAATGAACGTTCGTTGACTCTCTGCGGCACTTCGAAAGATCTCATGACCAAGTTCGGCGACATCTTTCAGCAGGTGTTCGACAGCGGCAAGTTGCCGGGAAAGGACGCGGTTGGCGTTGATCCGAACAACGTCGCCGCGATGATCGAGGAGTTGACCTCGCGCGGCATGACCGACGCGATGCTCCGCCGTCTCCGGCAGGGCGAGGCGTTGTCGCCGGCATGGTGGGGCCTCGAGATGAAGCTGTCGGACGGCACCGTCTCCCACGCCGGTTTCGACCTGATGGACTGGTGCGTCGGCAACGCGAAGGTTGAGCCGCGCGGCAACGGGATCCTGATCACCAAGCAGATCTCGGGCCGCGCCAAGATCGATCCGCTGATTGCAACGGGGTGCGCGACGATTCTCATGAGCTGGAATCCAACAGCGGCGCCCCGCGTCGATCTTGATGCTTGGCTCTCCCAGCCGGCGATGGCGATCTGATGTCGTTTTGGGGATGGCTGCGCCGCGAGCGTCGTGGAAATCTGTCAGGCGCATCCTTCGTGCCGGGCGATGACCGCGCCGATCCGGTCACGGCGGATTCGGCGTTGAAGTTGTCGTCCTGGTGGTCGAGCGTCCGGCTGATCACCGAGACGATCGCGACCTTGCCTTCTGGCGTCTTCGTCAAGCGCAATGGAGATAGGGAGTCGCGGCAGGATCATCGGCTTTATGAGATCCTGCAAATCCAGCCGAACCTGGAGCAGACCTCGGTCGAGTTCTGGGAGGGCCGTGTCGCACCGATCTGCATGCTCGGCAACAGCTATGCCGAAAAGCTGTTCGTTGGGGAGCGGCTTGTCGGGGTCCGGCCGTTCCGAGGTCAGTCGGTCCGTGTCGAGCGCGATGCCGATAACGTCTTGCGCTACCGCGTCTTCGATCGGGGGCGGATCGAGTATTTGCCGCCAGCGAAGGTGTTTCACATTCGCGGGTTCGGCGTCGACGGAGATGAGGGGCTGTCACCTCTTGGCTATGCGGCGCAATCGCTGTCGGGCGCGGCGGCGGCCGATAAGGCCGCGGCGACGATCTTTAGCCGTGGCATGCGGGCCGCCGGCTATTGGAAGCCGCCGGAGAACATGTCGCCTGAGCAGCGGATCGAGTTCCTCCAGAATTATATTCGCCCGGGCGAGGGTGCGGCGGGCGAAGGCAAATCGATCATTGTCCCGCCACGGTTCGAATGGAGTTCGTTCAACATCACGCCTCGCGATGCTGAATTGCTGATGGCGCGCAACTTCTCAGTGGCCGATGTCTGCCGCTGGATGGGTGTTCCTCCGATCCTGATCGGTCATGCTCAAGAGGGGCAGACCATGTGGGGGACGGGCGTCGAGCAGATCATCCTGGCGTGGTTGATGACGGGGCTGCGCGCTTACCTCAAACGGATCGAAGCGGCGGTCAATCTGCGCTTGCTCTCTCCGGGGGACCGGCAGGCGGGGATCTTCTTCGAGTTCAACTTTGAGGGGCTGCTGCGCGCCGACAGTGCGGGCCGGGCGCAGTTGATGGCGTCACTCGCACAGAACGGCCTGCGGACCCGCAATGAGCTTCGCCGTCTCGACAACATGCCGCGCATCGACGGCGGCGACGATCTGACCGTGCAGTCGAACCTCGTGCCGCTGGATCGGCTTGGCGTCCAGCAATCGGGCGCGGAAGTAATCCGCAACATGATGCGAAACTGGCTCCTCGAGGAGCGCGACGAAAGGAACGCCGCATGAGCATTCGCAAGCTTCCGAAGGCCGAGACTCCTTCGTTGCGGGCTGGCCTTGGGTTCGATCTCGCGCCGAGCGCATTGGCCCGCTTCGACGCCGGCGTCCGCGCGGCTGACGATCAGGGTGATGTCGACAACACGATCTCGATCCTGGGTCCGATTGGGCAAGACTTTTTCGGGGAGGGGGTGACGGCGCGCCGGATCGCGGCTGCGCTCCGCGCCATCGGTGAGCAGGAAGTCGTCGTCTATATCAATTCTCCTGGGGGCGATTACTTCGAGGGCCTGGCGATCTACAACCTGCTCCGCGATCACAAGGGCAAGGTGACGATCCGGGTGCTCGGTATCGCGGCCTCAGCCGCGTCGGTCATCGCCATGGCGGGGGACGTGATCGAGGTGGCGCGCGCCGGGTTCCTCATGATTCACAACACCTGGGTCGTGGCTGCCGGGGATCGTAATGATCTGCGGGAATACGCCGACCTGATCGAGCCTTTCGACAAGGTGGCGGCCGATGTCTATGCGGTCCGGTCGGGCGTGGACCCGGCCGAGGTCCAGAAGATGATGGATCGCGAGACCTGGATCGGCGGGCAGGATGCCGTCGAGAAGGGGTTCGCCGACGCGCTCCTGGCGACCGATCAAATCGTCAACGACCCGCAGGCGGCTTTGGAGGTCGGCGTTCATGCCGCGCTTCGCCGCATCGATGTCGCTCTTGCCCGCGATGGCATGGCGCGCTCCGAGCGCCGCCGCCTGATCGCGGAAATCAAATCCGGCACGCCCAGCGCTGCCGAACCCACCACGCCAAGCGCTGGTGTCAACGCCGAGCTGGCCGAAGCATTGGGCCGGATCGCCATTCGCTAACCATCGCCGCCCGTGTGGCGGCGCAGCCTCCTCCGCGTGAGGGGCTGATAAAGGAATCATGGACATGAAAAAACTGTTCTTCCCCGCATTCGTTTGCGGGCTGTTTGCCGTTGCCGCCGTGCTGGTGGCTCTTGGCATGGATTTGTCGATGGGCGCCGCCGCCGGCGTGATCGTGGCCGAGGGCGCCGCGGCCGTCACGCTCAAGGATCTGAAGGCAGTTACCGACAAGCTGGAAGAGGTCACCCAGCAGTTCAACAAGGCTGGCGACGAGGTTCGATCCAAGGCCGAGGAAGCAATCCAGCAGGTCAAGGACAAGGGCGCCATTGCCGAGGCCACCAAGCAGGAGGTCGATAAGCTCCTGATGGAGCATGCCAAGCTGACTGCCGATCGGGGCGCTCTCGAAGCCCAGATGCAGGAAATGCGCGGTCGGCTGTCCGACGCCGAACAGGAACTGGCATCGCGCAATCGTGGTGGCGGCGTCCAGCAGCAGCGGACCATCGGTCAGTGCGTGATCGACGACGAGGCTGTGAAGAAGTTCAACTCCTCGACCCGTGCATCGGTGCGCGTCGGCGTCGTTCGATCCGACATCACCAGTATGCCGACCACGGTCGGTGACAACACGAGCGGGGCCAACTCGCTGGGTGGTGCCGATCGTCAGCCGGGTATTGTAGCGCCGCTCGAACGCCAGATGACGATTCGTGATCTGCTGGCTCCCGGCACGACCAGCCAGTCGATGATCGAGTTCGCCCAGGAGACCGGGTTCACGAACAGCGCACGCGTGGTCTCCGAGGGTGCGACGAAGCCAAAATCCGACATCACCTTCGAACTCGTCGCGGCGCCTGTGCGCACCATCGCGCATATCTTCAAGGCGTCGCGCAACATCCTGGATGATGCTCCGGGCCTGCGGTCCTATATCGATGCCCGCGCGAACTACGGCCTGCGATATGCGGAGGAGCAGGAGCTTCTGGCCGGCGACGGTACGGGCCAGCACATCCATGGCCTGATCCCGCAGGCGTCGGTCTATTCGCCGTCGCTGACGATCGAGAACGAGTCCCGTATCGACCGCGTGCGGCTCGGCATCCTCCAGGTGTATCTTGCGGAGTTCCCGCCGACCGGCATCGTGCTCAATCCGATCGATTGGGCTGGCATCCAGCTCACGAAGGACCTGGAGGGCCGCTACATCATCGGCAATCCGCAGGACGGCAACGCGCCGCGCTTGTGGAATCTGCCTGTGGTGCAGACCCAGGCCATGGACGTCGCCGAGTTCCTGGTCGGCAACTTCCAGATGGGCGCCCAGATCTTCGACCGTCTCGACATGGAGATCCTGCTCTCGACCGAGAACTCGGACGACTTCGAGCGCAACATGGTGACCATCCGCGCCGAGGAGCGTCTGGCGCTGGCGGTGTATCGGCCGGAATCGTTCGTCCATGGCGAGTTCTCCGCCACGTCCTGACGCTTCACGCCGCGTCACGGCGAATGACGAGAAAGGGGCCGCTCATGCGGCCCCTTTTGTATATGTAGAAGGAGTCTTCCGATGATCCGCATGAAAGCATTGAAGTCGTTCTTTGGTGATGAGGGCCGCGTCCGCGGCGGCCGCGAGTTCGAGGTCAAGGATCAACGCCGCGCCGACGCTCTTGCGAAGCGCAAGCTGGCCGTCATGGTCGATGGCCCGGCGCTTCAGGATCGCGGGGTGGTCGGCCCTTTGCCTGCCGCTGGTGGCCCGACTGGCGCGGGCAGCGGGTCATCGTTGTCGCCTCCGGCCCAAGCGCCAGCACCATCGGAATCGAGCGAGCCCGAGGCAAAGCCCGCGTCATCGCCATCAACGAATCCTGGCGGCTCGCGCCGTGGGCGGACATCCTCTACGGCTGCGACGGAGGCTGGTGGCGCAAGCGATCAGGCATCCCTGATTACCGAGGGCTGAAGCTCTCTCAAGATCCAGGCGCGTGCGCGGCCTATCGCGATGTCCACAAGGTCGATGTCGTGGATGGTCAGCACCGGATGCTGTTCGGCGAGCCCGGCGTGATCGGCGACGGCGGAAACAGCGGGTTCCAGGCGATCAACCTCGCGGCTCAGATGGGGGCGTCTCAGATCGTGCTGGTGGGTTTCGACATGCGGATTGACGCGGGCTTGCATTGGCATGGGCGCCACCTCCATGGGCTCAACAATCCCCGCGAAGCCAACGTGTTGCGCTGGCGCCGACGATTGGATGACGCGGCCGGATCCCTCGCCGAACGAGGAATCGATGTCGTCAACGCCAGCCAGGTCTCGATGTTGAAGGGCTACCGCATGGCGGATTTGGGCGAGGTGCTGGCATGCTGATTCCGATCGAGCGCCAAGGGTTGGGCCCTGTGTCGCTGGCTGATGCGAAGAAGCATTGCCGGGTCGAGCACAACGAAGATGATGACGTCATCGCGTCTTTGCTGCGTGCCGCGGTTGAGTACCTCGAGCGGGCGACCGGCCATGTGCTGTCGCCCGTGACCTATGAGCTGCGGGTCGCCCGATGGTGCTCGGCGTTCGCGCTTCAGGCGTTCCCCGTGCGCGATGTCGAGTCGGTCGAGTACACTGGCCCAGATGGCGCGTCTCATGTCGTGCCGCTGCTCCAATGGTCGTTTATCCCGACGCCAGAGGGTGGGGTCGTCCGAATGGGCGCGGGGTTCGATGCGCTCGCGCTATCGGCGGATCCGGATGCGATCAGGATCAGATTTTCTGCGGGCTACGATCAGCCAGGCGTGAGCGGTTCGGGCGATGATCCGATGCTCGCTTGTCCGGAGACCGTCAAGGTCGCCGTCAAGATGCTGCTCGGTCACTGGTACGCAAACCGCGAGACCATCAACATCGGCAACATCGTCAACAGTCTGCCTTTCGCCGTCGATGCCTTGGTGTCTCAGCTTCGGATCTACCGCTGATGGCCGATCCCGTCGTCAGCTATGCGGCGATGCGCCTGGTGCATCCGGCCAATCAGCGCCGGTCGGAGGATTGGTGCCGGGCTTTCGCCGAGGGGGCGGGCGGCGTCATCGAGCGCCATTGCCGGCTCCATCCTGGCCCGGTCGCCATGTTCGGACGGCAGGGCCGATTGGCCGGTCTGTTGCGTCAGGCGATTGGCGAGGGCCGGGACTGGTACTTCGGGGACCATGGATATTTCGAGCGGGCGACTCATTTCCGGATCACCAGGAATGGCCTGCAATGGCGGCGTGGCGCTGGTCCTGGCCCGGACCATGACCGGATGCGGGCTCTTGGCGTGCAGATCGCGCCATGGCGATCGGGCGGCGGCCATATCGTCATTTGCCCGCCGGCGATGGAGTTTGCGCAGCAGGAGGGGTTCAGCGCGCGACAATGGTTGGCATCGATCCATCGGCGCCTCACCTCGGTCACGGATCGACCGATCTTCGTTCGAACGCGAGAGCGCGCCGCCGAAGTCCCGCTGTCGGTCGATCTGCATGACGCATGGTGTCTGGTCACCTGCCAGTCCAACGCATCCGTCGAGGCGATCGTCGCCGGCGTGCCGGCCTTCGTGACCATGGACTGCGCGGCCGTACCGATGGCCGGGACCGATCTATCCCAGGTCGAGCATCCCGCCATGCCTGACGGTCGAGAGGATTGGGCCGCAGCGCTCTGTGCAAACCAGTGGACGCTGGACGAGATCCTGGACGGATCGGCCTGGCGCGCGCTTTCGGACGGCG